ATAGTTACCAGTTTGGACTTCTGTTTCATTCTCCAGCCAGCTGAGCATTAGCATATTCCTCTGGTGTCTGCTCCTTCTTTACTTCCTTCCCGCCTGCCTCTGTTTCGCCACCTAGAGCTTTTTTAGCTATCATCTCTGCTTCCTTCCCTAAGAGCACCTCAGCCTTCTTATTAGCTTCCTCTAGTCTATCTATAAGGGCTGTGGTATCTACTTTAGCAGGAGCCTCCTCTGAGGACTCCTCTTCTGCAGGCTTTTCCTCTGCAGGCTTATCGGTTGTATCTTCCGATATTTCTGTTTCTTCCATAAGCCCTAATAGAATTAACTCTTTTTAAATCCTTTTAACCACTCTGAAGGCACCACAAGCCCAGCCGCACCAGAAATCGATGCGATGGCTAGGGTGAGCAGCAACCCATTCATGCCCTTCAATAAGGCTATGCCCATAAGGACAGTAATGGAGATTATAGCTCCTAGAACCACACTCACAGGGTGAACATCTTTAGTTGTCATTTTTATAACAGGCCGAAGTTTAGCTTACTTGGTCTTGATTCTTCCTGAATTTTTAGAACTTCCTTTCTATAAGCAACCCAGAAGTCTGCCATTGCTTTTGCATCTTCTTTCTCTTTCGCTGCCTGTGCTGCTCTCTGCTTTGCCCAGAAGGCTGCATCTTCATTTCTCTGCGCCCTTCTTGCCTCTGCTTCCCACTGCACCATGAGTTTCCTTTGCTGGTTGTAGTAGTCTACTATCTCCTTTTCATTCTGCTGCCTTTCCTCTCTCGCTGTCTCATACACATCCACTCCACTTTCCTGAGAAGTCTTCATATCTGCAGCTACTTTATCAAGAACAATTCCCCCAGCCTTTACTCCTTTTAGTTTTCTTTGGATTCCAACAAGAGGGCTTAACGGAGTCCACATCACAATCTTTTGTATAGTGCTTAGGCTAGTTAATTCATCTCTTGCTGCTGCTGCTTCATCATAAATTGTCCAATCCCCTGTGCTCTCTGCTTGTTTTAAAGCATCCCTCATAGCAATGCTCACTGGCTCTGCTGATTCTGCCTGCCCCCACTGCCCGAAGAACATTGATCCTGCGGCTGCCACTACTGCAGCAGCAGCTGTTAGTGCTTTCTTTGTGAATACTGTAGCCATTAAAGTATTTGTCATTGCAGCTGTCTTTGGGTTGCTTCCCACCCCTCCCAGGGTTGAAGGCGGCAGTGTCTGTCCAGCTCCTAATTTTGTGAATCCTGTTGGAAATCCTCCCCCGATGGGCACAGTTCCTGCGTGTAGCTTCACTCCTTCTGGCAGAGGCATTGTAAAGGCAGTGTTCACTCTCCTTACAACCTCTTCGACCTTGGTTAAGCCCTTCTCCACAGCTCCCAAAACTTTATGAACTGGCGAAGGGGTGGGTGCAGTTCTTGGCTTTAGCTGTGTTTTAGTCTCTGGCACTTGCTCTAGTAGTGTTTTCTTTTGCTTAGCAGGGCCTGTTGAAGGTCTGCCTAGAGGTGTTGGCTTTCTTCCTAGAGGATACTTCTTAACCATTATTGCCCTTCTCCTGCAGTTGTCTCACTTGGTTTAGATTCTGTTTCGTCTCCATCTTTCTTTTCGTCTGATAGTAGTTCATTCTCAAGACTTACTGGAAACTCTAATTCTATTACTAGGTTTAACTGAGCCAGCACCTGCTCTTCTATGTATAGTTGCTCTTCTTCAACAGTCTGCTGGAATGCCAAATAAGCAATCTTAGCAGTCGCCTCTGTGAACTCCTGACTGCCCCCCACAATTATCTGCGGCACCCCAACAGCTTGAAAGAAATAGTTGTTAAGTTGAGTTATCCATGCCTGCGGATTCATAGTTGCATTTGGAGCAACAGCCATTAGCTCAGGCACAACAGCATCCTTAGGAATATACATGTTTTCTCCGTCTTCATTTGCCTTGTCCATCTTCTTTTTAAAAGAGGCAATCTTGGTTTCGTCGTCGGTATCTAAGTGGAAGATCCATCTTGGCTTTACAAACCAGTGCATGACCTGCTTATAGTCTGTCATAGCTTCATTCCTCATCTTGATGATATTTTCCAGGGCTGGAATAATACTAACCCCATGAATTTCATCTGCGACTCTATTGCGTGCGAAGTGTAGAATCTTGTCTGGCTCAAACTTCTTGTCTGGCTTTTTTACTTTGGAAGTCTGCTCATATCTCTTAATTACTCCATTTCTGCCAGTGACTATCTTTATTGTTCCTGGGTCAAGCGGTTTCAGGTTGATTAGAACTCCATCATCATCTCTGATTATCTCACAGAAGGCATCCCCCCCGATGTGATATGTCCTTACAGCGTTCTCGAGAATGGTGTTGAAGGTGTCCTTACCCCAACCCTTGAGTGTGTCTAATAGCATTGTGGTGACTTCATCGGCCTGAAATCCCTTACCAACTGTCCATGTAGCCTTTGCATCTATGGCCGCTGTTAGTTCAGGGATAGTCTTGTAATAACCTAGATACTGGGACCATTCGTTGTTTATCCAGGTTGTTTCTTTCTGGTCTGCTGGCCCATCTGTCTGGATAGAATCTACTGAATAATCTGTAATTGCAGTTGTTAAGTCGCTTGAAATTGCTGAACCTATATTTGTTTCTGGCATTATTCCAACCACCCCACTATAGATACTCCACAGGTAGTGTCCTGTCCTTTATGCTGGATTACTGAGCCTGCTTCGAACTTTATTGGAGTGCTCAAGGGAAATCCGATGGTGCTTGGGTTGGTGTGATAAACTGCAAAGACAACTCCTACTCCGCCTTTGCGTAATTGATTATACATTGTCGCACTTTCTGTTATAAAAACAATAGTGGAGATATAAAAGGTTTTGCCAGCTGGCACTGTATAAATAGTTTCTGTTGCTGCCCCAACCGTCGTCTCGTGGAATACAGCATATTCATTTTGATGAGAGCCTGCGCTTTTGTAGTCGCTGCTTAAAACATTTGCTCCTCTAGCGAAAAGTGCCATGCTTTGCTAACTCCTTATTTATGTTTGGGATTTTGCCTTCATCTCTTGCTTCAAACTCTGTTGCCATTCCCATGATAATGCTTAGTTCGTTCATGTCTATTCCTTTGTGAAGTATTCTTCCCAGCAGCCTTCCCCACTTCTCCACTCTCTGGTTCTCATCAATCTCAACATCTATTTCTTCTCCGAGTATCCTGCTCCTCAACCAGTTCCTGCTTTCTTCCCCGCCCTCGCTCATCTCTGGGGCATTTGTATTAATAAATCTAATTGGAAAATCAAAATCTCTGAAATCACAAGTCACCCTGATAGTATCTCCATCATGCACCTTCACAACCTTTGCCCTGAAATCCTCCACAATCTGTCTGTGTGGGCTATCCCAGTAATAGAAATCCATCTGTGAGTTTGTTAGTTCTGGAAATCTTCTAAAATCATGCGGCATTCATAAAGTCCTGTGCCTTTGTATCTCTTAATATTCCAATACCCCTCAGCACTGCATCTCTCAACACATTTATTTTATCCTCAGCCTCCAGCCGGGAGTTGAAATCACCCATGTCAAAACTGATAGCATATATAGCAACAAGGTTAGATACAATCTCGTCAAGAATTTTTTTAACATCATCATTTAAACCATCGTAGGCATCGCTCCAGTTGAACCTTGTAGCAACATTCACAAAGCTCTGGCCTTGTTCAATGCCTTCCAGGACAGCTGCTCCTGAGAGCATATAGCCTCCTGAAACCTGCAATCCTGCTTTCTGCATTATCGCTCCAGTAGTGGTCATAATTTGTGCCATGTTAGAACTAATAACAATAGATATTTAAAGTTTTGTCTTTTAAACAATAAGCTCCCCGCTTCAGAGCCTCGAAGATATGGTCGTAATTCCCGTAGATTTTTAGTTTACCGTCGGAAACATCACACTGCATCGACCTCAGACTCTGTATTATTCTTGGGTCATCAAGTAATTTTATTTTCTTCTTTTCCATCAAAACTTTTAAATTCACTGCCATATCTTCTCCGAGCAGGGTTTTTTTCTTGATTTTTGTTTTACCTCTATTGATAGTTCTTTCAATCTCCCTGGAAGCATTATTCAATCCTACTACTTTTCTCCTTGTCTGCGGGTCTTCGTAGAGTAAGTCGAAAACTCCCACCCCGAGCCCACCGTCGTCCATAAAAATCTTCTTATGGTTAATCTGTTTGTCTTTGTGACTTATCAGTCTTGCTGTATCTGTGAGGGTTTGTGCTTCTGGGAGTTCTATATCAAACTGGACTATCCTTTCTTTGTTGATCCTATCAAAAGAAACCAACACAGTTTCATCTCCACCCATCCGAGCAATATCTATTCCCTGAAATTTGTCGCCTGTGGGAGTGTGGGCCTCTACCACGCAGATCTCATCAATTAGATCGTCTGAAATAAACCTCTGAATACCCCCCACAAATAAACCTAGGTGTTCCTGCTGATATTGGAGCTTAGTCATCCTTTCTTTTTCATCTTTCCTAAATTCTATGAGGTTAGTTCTTTGTGGTTCTTCTCTTTCCTTGATTACTTCCTCTGGGTTCACATGAATGCTCGTGAATTTATCATTGTGAAACATCCTGTAGAAGTAGTTGTTAATTCCAAAAGGAGTTGAAAGTAGAATTATATCCCCCCCAGTGGTCGCGAGCATCGGGGTCACAGCAGCCCAGACATCTTCTTTTATAAAAGCTGCCTCATCTGCATAAAGCCTGTCGATGGTGTAGCCTCTGATTCCATAGCCAGTCTCGCCTGTCGGAAGACATCTTATAACACTTCCATTCTTGAGGTTTAACTGGTGTTTCGTAGGTTTATCCTTCTTTGTTTTAATTTGGTCTTTAGCCTTCCCATAAATATATGAGAGGACTTTTTCAAATAAGAGCAGAGCCTGCCGCTCAACAGAAGCGATAATCATTATAGATCTCTTCTTGTTATTAAGAGCATATTCGCCAGCATCTCGTGAGATAATCGTGGACTTCCCCATTTGTCTAGGAGAACAAAGAGCAATATTCCCCTTAGTCTCTAGGACTTGCTTCTGCCATTTGTCTAATTTCATTTTCTAATTTCATTAATCTTTTTAGTTCTTTTCCCATTGTTTTGATATAATTAAGAAGAATCTCTTTATCAGCGTGTTCAAGCCCTGCCTGCCATTCTTCATCTGTGAATTCTATTTTAGCCATAAGCCATCCTCTTTCTCAATGATTTTCTCAGCCTCCAGCATTAGATCAAGATATTCAAGAACTCGTCGCCTTCCAACGCCGGTCGAGCAGCAATAGTTGGCGACGAGTTTCTTCCGGTGAGCAGGCATGCCCTTAGAATTACAAGCAGCAATCAATCTGAATAGATTATCCATTCTTCTTAATCTCTCTTGTGGACTTGCCATGTGAGTATGTGTGCACACTACTATTTAAATCTATCTATTAAGAATAATGCCTAGCTTAGCTTTTTAGTATAAAAGTCTTAGTAGGCAGAGCATTTCCAGCTAGCTTTTCTAGCTATATTGGCTGCCGACCCCAGCGCTTCAGGCTTTGGGCTTTATCATTAAGGCACTCGTGCTTACATATTACTGTGCACACTCACCAATATCATCCAACGTATTCAACTACGCGTTTATTAGGATTCTTAGATTCATATTCTTCTATCTCTTTTTGGACTTCTTCATAGAAGGGTTTGTTTGGTTTTGGGAATGTTGGTTTGTCTGGCATGGTTAAGCAACACCTCCGAGGTGTTTCATATGTATCAGTTTCATGATACTTATTAGAAGCATTCCTAGTATATAAATTTTTCTAAAAATTTGTCTGGGCTCCTACCTCATCCAATATCTAAAACCTTCAACAATCGCTAATAGATAACAGCATGGCGGGGCGGGGGGCGCAATGCAAGCAGGCGGCAGCAGGGCAGGCTGAGCCTGGCTCAATGCCAGGCCTATTGATCAGGCTATTTAGCCCCCTAAGCCTCTAATAAGGCTAAATAGCCCTCTTCAACCACAAGTGTTAAAAGCCCTGCTTTCCTGAGCTGAGTAACAGCTCAGGCCCACCGCTAGGCGTGGCGCCTTGCGGTTGAGTGCAACGTTCTAAACGTTGTGCTCTCGTGTTGTCTTCGAGACAACGCTTGAGTGCAGTGTTGCAGGCGAGCAAAAAAAACAAAGCCTCTATTGCGAGGCTCTTAGCTTATCACCTATCCAACTCCATATCAGCATGCTCTTACACTCTTGCAAATAACGCTCATACTTCATCACCTGCTCAGGCCTTTCCATACAATCAGTCCATTCCATTTTTTACCTCCTTAATTTAATTACGAGCTGTTCAGCTCAATCAGTTGCTGAACAGCGTTATATAAGAGAGGCGGCGCGCAAAAGGCGAGGCCAGTATTTACAGCTTTTAGCTCCGAGCGGCCGAAGGCAAAAGCTCTAAATACTTGGTGAAGCCTGCGGGAGCCTCGGGCCTATAGCTCACTCAATATCTTCTTGTATGCTTCCATCATAATTGCTACAGTCTCAAACTCTTTGAGTTGCCCTAACAATTCACAAGCAATGATCTGCTCAGGACTTCTCCAGCTTCCAGCTTTCTTCCGGTGCTGGCTATCCCAGGTTTCTGCTGTCTCTGCCTGTGCAACAAATACTGTATCAGGCTTCACAGCATCACCGACAATAGCTCTGATGTTCTTCCATCTTCCATCATCAGAAGTCACAATCTCTAAGTTATACTGCAACCCAGGCTTCAACTTATCATAGATCTTTTTCTCAAAGCAAGTGTATTTCCTACCTTGCGAGTCTTCGACTTGCCAGTAAGGCTTCCCTGCTTTAGAAGTTCTTCCTTCAATCAACTTAATGGTTATCGTGTTTTCCATGTTTGTTTTCTCCTTTTATTTAGTTATGATTTTTCCACACTCTTTACAAATCATTCGCTCTTTCTCTGCTTCAATCCCAAACCCTCTTATCACTTTGTCTTGTGCCTCTTTGCTCATCTCTTGAAACATCCTTAAGAGCTTCCATGTGTTAAATCCTGGTGTTTTATTTTTCATCTTGATTATCCCCGCGTCTTTCTCCACTCTTTCATTAGTTTATCTATAAATTCACCTATTTGTTTATGACAACTTCTGCTCATATCTATTTCTGGATGTGCTGTAAAAACATATTGTCTCCAACCACCCCTCCAGTGAATAATACCTATTTCTTCATAAAGAGCGTGATTTCTAACTTTATATTTGTGCAATTTTCTTCCTTTTTCTAATTTCTGTTTTACAAATTCTAAGTGACTTGCTTGTCCTATTGAACCCATGATTCTCCCCGCGTCTTTTCCTTTTGCCTT